TAGATAAAGATCAATACAATCACGACTGGTTGTTAAGTACTACAGAGAAATGGTGTAAGGAGAGAGCAATCTACCTTGCATTGATGGATAGTATTAAGATTGCTGACGGTCAAGATAAGACTCGTACTAAAGATGCTATACCACACATCATGTCTGAGGCATTGGGTACTGGTTTTGATGATACTGTTGGTCATGACTATCTAAATGATGCTGATGAGAGATATGATTTTTATCATAAGATAGAAGACAAGACACCATTTGATCTTGATTACTTTAATAAGATAACCAAGGGTGGGTTACCAAACAAGACACTTAACATTGCACTAGCAGGTACAGGTGTTGGTAAGTCTTTATTCATGTGTCATATGGCAGCAGCAACATTACTACAAAGTAAGAACGTTCTGTATATTACTCTTGAGATGGCAGAAGAAAAGATTGCAGAGAGAATTGATGCTAACCTTTTAGATGTACCTATCCAACAACTCAACGACCCACTGTTTACAAAGCAACAGTTTCGTACTAAAATGGATAAGATAGATAAGAAGACTCAAGGTAGGTTGGTTATCAAAGAATACCCAACTGCGTCTGCACATGTAGGTCACTTTAAATCTCTTATCAATGAGTTAGCAATGAAGAAAGGGTTTAGTCCTGATATTATCTTCATTGACTATCTAAATATTTGTTCATCATCACGTTACAAAAATTCCATTGTCAATTCTTACACGTTTGTTAAAGCGATTGCAGAAGAACTCCGTGGTCTTGCAGTTGAGGCTAATGTACCTATCGTCTCCGCTACTCAGACAACTCGTAGTGGCTATGGTAGTAGTGATGTTGATCTTACTGACACAAGTGAGTCGTTCGGTCTACCCGCCACTGCTGATCTTATGTTTGCTCTTATTAGTACGGAGGATCTTGAGGGGATGAATCAGATAATGGTCAAGCAACTCAAGAATAGATACAATGATCCTACAGTACATAAACGATTTGTAATAGGTATTGACAGATCGAAGATGAGGCTCTATGATTGTGAACAGCAACAACTTACTGATTCTGGTACTGACGAAGAGATACTAGAAGTCGCTAAGACTAAAACTAAATTTGATTCCTTTAAGATATGACAAAAGAAAACGTACCTTATGATCCTGCCTCGGCAGACAACGCTCAGAAAGTTGCAGAGAGTATGAACAATTCTGCACAGGATGCTAAAGATGATATGGCAGATGGTGCTAAGAAGATTGCTGATGAAACTCCTAAGACACCAGAAGACTTTATTAAACAAAAAGGATTCACTGCATGGCAAGCAGCAGAGAAGGTTAGAGCAAACGAAAAGAATAAAAAAGAAGAGACTAAGTTCCAGATTGATCTAGACAAGTACATGCATTTCCAAGACATGACTTGCTCTGCACCTAGTAAAGATAAGGTTCAGTACATAGATAGATTGAGACAACTCAGCGAACAAGGATGTGACATTGCTAGGTTGGACACAGCATCACAGGGTTTGACTGCAGAAGCAGGTGAGTTCTGTGAGATTGTTAAGAAACTAAAGTATCAAGGTAAACCATGGAATGATGCTAACAAAGAGCATCTAATTAAAGAACTCGGTGACGTTCTATGGTATGCAGCATGTGCAGCGAAAGCATTAGACATTAGACTTGATGAAGTATTCTATACCAACTCATTAAAACTAGCAGCAAGATATCCTGGTGGAGAGTTCTCCATTGAGGAGTCCGAAAACAGAAAACAAGGAGACATTTAATGCCTTTATTTTTAATAGTTTTAGGTGCATCATCAGTTGGTGCTTCTATTGCACTTTATATCCTTAGGAGATACGATTAATGCCTTTGATCTTGACACCAGTCATATGTGCTGCTATACTAACAGCATACTCAACTTATATTCTCAGAAAGTACAATCCCCATTAACGCATGGCACTATCAGGACAAGTAGAAGAATCATTACGAGAAGCACAGGAGTGTCTACGTAATGCTTTATCTTTCTCTGCTCGTACAGAGAAGACATATATCAGCAAACACATTGCAGATATATTACATCAGATTGATAACCTATGTGATGTAAGTGAGATGTTGGAACACATGGAGAACCTTCGCAATGAAATTGACTAAAATTATGGATCAAGGTCCTTATCGTTTTGTTCACACAGATAAGAGACTTGAGAACGGTAAACTAGATTACCGTATACAGAAGTACAACTCATGGACGCAACGTTACAATGACATGTACTTACTAGACAGTTCACTACAGTTGGACTGCTGTCTGGAGGACAAGGAATATACCAAGTGGTTAGATCCAGATCCTGAGGTCTCTGCATACAAGAAGAGAGGAGACGTTGTTAGGTCTCCCTATAAATAAGAGGGTAACACCCTCTTTTTTTGTGACTGTACTAAGTTCTAAAACAACTGATCGCACACAGACTGGATACCAAAAGTATATCGAGTCGAATCCTTCATGGGAAGAACTTACCTTGGAGGTAGAAAAGAAATTAACTGCTAACTTCTTTAAGTCTGATAAGAAATCAACTTGGAAACCATTAGCAGCAGGTACAACCTTTAAGTTAGAAGGGCAAAGGTTAGAGAAGGTAGGCAAACTAGATGTACTTAAGTGTAAACTAGGATCTAAGGTAGGATATATTCCTATCAATAAGATTAGGAAACCTACCTCGACTGACGTGATGAAGTCAGAGAAGATAGCAATGCAACAACTTGGGGACAAGTTGAGAAAGTTTGCAAAGAAAGTAAGACCTATTACTATCTGCACTAAGGATGGTAAGAAGTATGAGAATGCATATGATGTAGTTGATGTGACATCAAGGATCAATGGTAGAGAACCTAAAGCAGACTTTGCTATCATTAACCATAAGGATGAACCAATACTATGGATCTCTCATAAGAAAGCAGGTGGAGGAGCAGCGTTCCAACAGTATGGTGGTCTGTCTAAAACCAAATCAGGTAGTGATGCTGATCCACAGTTGATATGGAAACATGAAGAGACTCAAAGGTTCTTAAGGGAATTGGTAAAGAGTCACCATGATGGTGTACGTATAGCAGGACCACGCTATGCCACTATACAAAGTTCCACACTCGCTGCCCAATCTATCTTCGGTCCCGACTATAATAGTAGTGGGCAAAACTTCGGTCCTGACTTCTGTCAGATGATTGGTCAAGGTAATCCAACACTAACATGGAAAGGAGATGAGGTTTGTTATGATTTGTCCTTTGATCATTATGATATGTGGAATGAAATTGGTTCTATTATGAACAGTGTTATGTACAAACCAATCTTCGGTGTAACATTTAGGAACGGTCGTTCATTCGAGATAGATGGTGAGAAGTATGGAGGTGCTAGAGCAGCAATATATCCATGGGGTTTCATGGCAACACGTACAGGTAGAGAGGAAGTATGAGTAAGAACACACACCTAGAACACTTAGAAGACGAACTCATCAACAACGGATATGATGGTGGTATCAATGCGATAAGATTCTTAGAGTCACTTCGTGACATGCTTGGTACTGCAGCAAGTGGTACTAGAATCACAACCAAATGGGACGGTGCACCTGCTATTATATGTGGTACTGATCCAGAGACAGGTCTATTCTTTGTCGGAACTAAGTCAGTATTTAATAAGGAACCTAAAGCAGCATTCTCTGACGGTGATGTAGACTATTACTATCCTGGTCCTCTGAATTCTATAATGAAAACATGTTTAGAACACCTCAAGAAACTACCTATCAGTGGTATCTTACAAGGTGATCTCTTATATACTAAGACTCCTACTCTTGCTAAGATGGGTGGTGAGACAGGGTATAAGTTCAGACCTAATACTATTACATACTTCGCACAACAAAACAGTCCACTAGGTGATAAGGTTGCTGCATCTAAGATGGGTATAGTATTTCACACCACATATAGTGGAGAGTCACTACCAGAATGTACAGCATCATTCGGTGCAGATGTCAGTTCACTACAAGGTGTCAAAGATATAGCAGTATTATCATCAGACTTTGAGACTACAGGTAAAGGTGTAAGTCTTACTAGCAT